TCAAGCTGCTGCCGAGTCAATTGCAAGCCCAATCCAGCCTGCTGCATGCGCATGTTGAACTCTGCGGACTGACGCTCCTTCTCAGGAATAATATCCAAGCGTGCCCGGTAGGCTTTATGGAATTCCTCATTTGCCCGCAGGGACTGGAATTGGGGCTTGTTATCCATAATGGCCCCCAAGTCCTTCAAGGTCTTGGCCTGTGCCATCTTGGTAAGCGAGTCATTGACCGTAGGCACTTCTGCGGCATAGGCACTCTTGTCAATCTGCTCATCCCGTAGCAGCTTGTCTTGGCGGATAGCCGGAGCAGCAGTCATGATCTTCTGGATCAGTGCTGCCCGATCGAAGGTAGGTTGGGCAGGAGCTTCAGTACCGGGGACTGCCGCATAGGCCTTGGCAACGCCAGGAGCGACCAGTTCCCCCTGCAGCAGTACATTGGGGTCAGCCGTAGTAGATACCTGGGTTAAAAGGCTGTCTATGAAGTCTGGGTTATCCCGAGCACGCAGCTGGGTCTCCATCAGTGCCTGGTTCGTATTGAACTCCCGAGTAATCTTGGCGGCCTCCTGTTGCTTGGCTGCCCGTTCTTGAATGAACTTACCCAGGTTCTCTACCAGACCCACGGCCGTATTGACGCCTGTGTTCATGCCTTGAATGGCCGGCGCCAGGTTGGGAGCGTCGATATTTTTCCACGTAATCTGCGTCATATTAGACCCCGAAACGCTTCATGTACGAATCCACGGATTCCTTACTTGCCCCAGAACCCAGCCGAGCACGCTGACGATGCTCAAGCTCAGCATTGGTCAGTTTGCGTTGGTTTTCCATGTTGGCGTAGAAAGCATCTTTCTGGAAAGCCAGCTGCTGCTTGTTCAGGTCATAGGTCTTGTTGGCTTGCCACAGGCCCCCAAGAGTGCCCAGACCATAGATGGCCGGCATGCCCCAGCCTTGCTCTTTTACAGCACCGGTCACCGGGTCTGCCTTGTCCAGGAAACCACTGGGGATAAGCTTCTTGGCCCCATCCCACAGGCTGCCCATACCCCCTTGAAGGGAGGTGGCCCCCGGAGACAGTAGGTCACTGACCTTTACTCCCGCTTGCTTCAAGGCAGCCCAAAGAGGTGAGCCCCCTGAATTGGGAGCATTACCTGTCATGGGAAATCCAGAAGGATTCGGAGGGGTAAACAACAAATCCAAAGGCGAAACATTCTGGCCTGTAAGCGCATTCAGGGTATTAGTATCTTTCCCAACAGAAGGGGCGTTATACCAATTGATCGGAGAAGGCCCCCACCAATCAGTGGGACCATTGGAAGCTGTAGGTGCCGGAAAAACCTTGGGGAAATCGGTCATATGGTGTACTCCTCAACAATGGGGGTGGGGATGTACCGCATTTGTTTGACAAAGTCTCGTGCATTGCCAGTTGCCATCTGCAGTACCTCTACCGGGTTACCGGTGCGTGCCTTGAAAGTGGCTACGCTTTCCCCCGGGAATATCATGTATTCCATGATAGGGGATGCCTGCATCTCTTTCCAGACCTTCTCAAGGGCATCCATTTCTTTTTCATAGGCACTCCGTAGATCCAATAATTCTTTCTGAATCTCCAATGCCATTGTTTTATAGGACTCCCCCACTGCCTTTATGAGACTGAGGTTGAATTGCACAAAACCATCTTTGAGGAATTCAGCAAGAGAAGTAAATCCACCTTTAAAGTACCGATGGGCGATAATAATAAGCGCTACCGCAACTGCAGAATTCTCCCCAATGACTTTCACAATAAACTTGAAAATCTGCTGGTAGAACGCGAATTCCAATATCAAGCTGAGGGTGAGAACTGCAGCTGCTGCCAGGGTACCACTGCCGAAAATAGCAATAAGTTTGGCGCCTATCTGCACCATACCAAATATGGAAAGCACTACCCCCACTGCTACAAGTAATCCTCTGAAAATAAACCCTTCATACCAATCCACTTTCTCCATAACCATGGAATTAAAAACCATGCGGATATTTTTATAGAGTAACTTTTCCCGAAGGTTCCCTGGCATATTTTCCACAATAGCCATATCCAGTGGCAGGTACAGAATATCCGCCCCCGTAGTCAAATTACCGGTACTCCACGCATCCCTGTAAACCCAATACGAGAAGGTCAGGCTGATCACCTGTATCTCTTCATAGGTGGTTTCCGTAACCTGTTTCATATAATAATGGCAAGGGCGCCCCGTGTATTTAATATGCGTAGCACCATCACTGTTTGTGTAAGGGGTTTCAGTGGTTAGAGCCCCCGTCTCGGTTTTAAGAGTGCCCACTGCCCCAATACTGCCCGTGACAGTACGCTTCCAAATACCGGCATGGGTAAGGCTCATAACCAATCTGTCATCCCGAATCACATTGCTGTAGCTGTTTACCGTACTCTCAGTAAATGCAGCATTGAATGCACTACGGCTCAACAAGGTAATCTCCCCACCTTGGCTTGCATATGCTTCCTGCCAGTAAGCATATAGGTACGTCAACTCCGCCAGATCAGTGCTGACAGGGGGGACTGCAAACCAGAGTAATGCCTGCTGCACATCCCCTATTTCCGATTGCTCATGCACAGAATCAATCAGCTCTTGGTAATTCAAACCAAGCCGCTTACACAGCTTTGTGGATTGCTTATATGCAGTACTGGATGGATCAAGATCCTGCCGCGTAGCGTCATAGCGCAAATATACCCAGGGAAAATAGGAACCATTTTCCGTGAAGCCAACATCAAACAGGGAATCCAATGCAGGATAAGTCTCATCTCCAAGCCTGTAACGCCAGAACTTGGTATCTCCTGAGAGAATATATGCGGCATGGAAGAAATCCTGTTCAGCAGAATATCCTGGAATCGGCATACTGGTAGTTACCCAAGAACTCCCGGTATGTACAACAGGGGTTAGAATACCCCCCACCAATTCCAAGACTGTCCATGTGTAATCCACAGAAACTTTCACATCACTACCCACGGTATCCCGTAGGAACTGCAATGCGCAGGGCATACCTGCAGGACTTTTTAAACCAGATGCGGGGATAGCATCGAAGGTAGCTGCAGGAACCGTGATAGTGATTTTGGTGAGTGTAGTGGTATTTCCACCATGACTGGCAGTTAATGCCTCCAGCTCTCCCGTGGCATAAACCAATCCGTACGCAGTATCAATTTCCTGCAATGCCATATGGGGGTAATTCAGCAAACCAAAGAAGCTGTAAGCCAGGGTAACTGCTGCGCCCACTTCAGTTTCAATGGCCTCCTGCACCTCAGCTGCCCCAGAAGCAGGGCTTACTGCAGTACCCTTGGGTACCCCATAGACGTAGTCATTACGCCCTTGGTTGTAATAGGCCTTGCCTCTGATGCCCAATCCATTGAACAGGTTCTCCATGTACTCATCAACGAGGTCTGTTGGCTTCACGGTACCGGCAATGATCGCTGCCCTGAGAGGGGAAATATACTGAGCATCCTCCAGTACCCGTACCACAGAAGTACCTACATAAATCTTGGTTTCCGTACTGAATAAGCCCATGGCGTTCACCTAAAAAAGAGGGGGGCCGTAGCCCCCCAAAGTCTCCCCTACGAGTTATGGGGCAGCTTCTGCATCCAACGCATCAACATCACTACCAACGCCTTCCAACAGAATACGGATAGCATCCCCAATGAATACTTCCCCAAGCCTGTTTTCCGGGGACATTATAGCGTCCCCATTGGCAGCAGCAACACTCCAGGTTTTGGTAAGAATTTCGGCTGCTTTTTGTTCAGCATCCCTGATAAAGCTATTGGCTTGATTCTGGTAGAGGGTCAACTGCGAGCCAATCACACTATTGGGATTTACCCCCGTAGCATTGACCTGGGCCAACTCAGTGGTCTTCTTCTGTTCCAGCAAGAGGATCTCGGCATTAACCCGGTCGGTTTCAGCATCCGTACGCGCACGAGAGGCCTGGGTATTCAGCAACTCTTCTTGCAGGTTTAACAGTTGTTGCTGAAGAATAGCCACCTCATGGGATGCCTTGACCCGGGCAAGTGCATACTGCACGCCCACTTGAGCACACACCCCCAAGGCCTCCGTAAACACCTTGGCATACTCAGGTCCCCGGATACGCCCATTGGTGTACTCCGCATCCAACTGCGAACGCATAGCCCGCATGAGAGCGTCAAACACCCCAGTGCCATCTGGGGTACCCGTGGTCAACTCCTCAATTGCCGCTGACAACGTATCTGGCGTATCCAGGGAAACGAACATGTTGCTTACTCCTCAGTGGTGCCATTGGCCATGGCTTGCCGTTGGGCCAGGTCTTTCAGTTCCGCTTCCGTCAACGCCGGCAGCACTTCAATGGCGAATTCCTTGATGAGCTTGCCACGGCGCATCTTGCCACCACGGCCATCAGGGACAGTATGGAAAACCTGACACTGACGATCCAGCAACTGCTTGTAGATGATATTGGGTACGTGCCACGGCTCACCGTTGAAGGGCACATACTTGCGATGGGTACCAACAATGGCATTACCCACCGTGAAAATCTCTCCCTGCCATTCCCGCTTGTTCGGGTTCATGCAGGTGACGCGAATACGTACCAGGGCCGTTGCCTCTTGGATACGCCGTGCCCGATACTCAGACGGGCTCTCCTTATGGCTTTCTGCCCCTACAGAGCCCACAGGTACGTCTTCCCCATCAGAGGGGTCTTCTGCGCCCGTATCGGCAGCCATAGCTGCATTCACTTTCTCACGCAGCTTTTCCAGTTTGATTGAAGGGTGGAAAGGAATACCCATCAGTTGGGCACGTTGCTTCAACACGGTCAGTTCGTCGATCTCGGGGAGATCGCCATTTTGGTTCTGCATCACATTTTCTCCAGATAAAAAGAAGGGGGGCCTAAGCCCCCCTCCTAGAGTACGCCCACTGTTACATCAGGGCAACCGTCTTGATCAGGCCCAGACGCTCAGAGCGCAGGACCATGAAGCCGTAGTACCACTTGATGGACATGAAGCCGGTTTCGCCATACGGGTCAGTACGGTCAGCCGTTTCAATGCCGGGCTTCTTGTGGGTGATATCGAACTTCACACCCTTACCATCGGTTTGGAAACCAATGGTGGTGAAGCTGCCTTCGCCCACACACAGCATCGGGAACACATCGTAGCGGCCGTTGGTGGCGTAGCAGGTGGTGTTGGTACCGATAGCAGCACCCGCGCCAGCCCACTTCATCATTTCCGGCACAACCACAATGCGGAACTGGTCGATGGCACCGATTTCGCCATTCAGCACGGTAGTGCCGGCAGCATACTTCTCGATACCGACAAACGCCGGCTGGTTGTGCAGATCAACCATGGCACGCAGCACCGGGATCACTTCAGAACCCACATACAGGACACGGCCACCATTGATGGTCTTGGTGTCAGTCATGCGGGTACCGGTGATGACCGTGGTCTGTTTCGGGCAGCGGTTGTTGTCCAGGTCAATGGCCAGACGCAGCAGATCGCCGTAATCCACCAGATCACCAACTTCCATTTCGGAATTGGTGGTGGCGTTACCGGCATAGCGCACCACACCGGCAGAGGTCAGCAGGTCGATCTGCAGGGCATCTTCCGTCATCTCGGTGGCGCCATCCAGCATTTCACGGCGGATGTGCATTTCCAGTTCAGCGTCAGAATCAAAGTCCAGCGATTCCTGGGTGTACTCATCGAAGAAGCCAAACTTCTCGAAGGTACCTTCCAGTTGCAGGCGCTTGAAGCCGACACGGTTCACACGACCACCGGTCTCGGACAGGGCCGGCAGCTTGCCGTTGATGGTACCGATATCCTTGCTGGAGCCGTACAGGTTACCGGACAGCTGCTTGGCAGCCAGAGTAGCAGCAGTGGCACCAGCGACATTCAACAGGATGCCAGCAGCCAGCAGAGTGGTCTTCTGGGCAGAGGAGAAGACACCATACAGCTCAGCGCCAGTACCAGAGACCGACGGTGCCGGAGAAGCACCCTTGGCGGCAGCAACAGTGGCGGCAGTACCCAGGGTGATGGTCAGGGTGGCGTAACCACTACCGGCAGCACCAGAGTCATTGGCACCCACAGCAACAGCCAGACCAGAGGCTTCAATAGCAGTTTCCGCAGCAGACTTGCCAGCATTGGCAACCTGCAGCACCAGCGACGGGAACCAGACCTGATGGTAGCCGTTGTCGATGGTCACACCGGCAGCGTCGATACCTTGGTCATTGATGTTGCGGTCATCCAGCAGCGGCAGGTACAGGAACTGGGTGATCTTCTTGCCCATGTTCTTGGGCATGGCAGTAACGTCAGCCAGCTGAGTGAAGTACTGCAGCTTGCGGGCTTCGATCAAGGCCTTCTTGTTGTAGTAATCAACAACGGCTTGCGGGCCAATGTTGGACTCGGTAGAGGGCGGAGCATTATACGTGCGGGACATGGTATTCACCTTTTACGCAAATTTGGGGGTTATTTTCTCGAACTCTTCGTCTGAAAGTGCCAGAAGGTTTTCCGGTGCTTTCACGCTGGTTCCAGAACTACGTGGGCTTGCTACGGCAGCTTTACGCTGGCGGGCAACTTCCCGGGTATCTACTCCCTTATCTGGTGCAGGTGCCTTGCCGCCGCTGTTGGACTGATTGCCACCAAAGATGTGGTTGAATCGTCCCGCTGCATGCAATGCGTCCCCTACTTTCCGATAGGCTTCGATGCTGGACAAACCTTTCAGTTGGCCCAGGACTTCCAGTTTTTGCATTTCCGAATCAATCAGGTCAAACACGCCACTTTCCAAGTGGTTGGAGATGACCCGAATCATTTCGGGATTCTGAACAAAAACTTGCTTCGATTTATCATCCCACTGCTTGGAGACAACGTCAACAAGGCGGGAATACGTGGAGGTATTCTCAATATCCGAGAATACTTCCGTCAGTGCCATTTCTTCATCAGGCACTTCCCGAGAAGTGGGGGAATACGCAGAATCATCCACTTCTGAAACTGCATAACTATCCATCTCGGCATTGGCCATCAGTTTCTTGATTGCCTGCGGATTCTTTTCCCAGGCATCAATCAGGGTATTCAGTTTATTGGGATCGGTCAGGCCATGTTTCTCCAGCAGCCGAATGGTTTTCAGTGCTGGCTTCAGGGTGGCCATTTTCTTGTTGTAATTCGCCCCCATTTGCATGAGGGTAATGGCTTCATCCACAGAGGATACCTGAATATCCCGCCCATTGGCCTTAAAGGGCGCCAGCAGGCGATCATAGGCAGCCTTGTAATCCACCTCTTCCTGAGTTACCGGCTCTTTGGTTTCTTCTTCGGTTTGCACGCCATCAGAATTCTCCTCAGTTTCCGGGGAAGTATTCGATTCCTCTTCCTCATTCGGAGTTTCTTCCTCAGAAGGTGGGGCATTTTCAGAAGAACCATCATCAGGGGTAGACTCATCCACTTCCGGTACTGGAAAGTGAATGGCCTCGTCATCGGGGGCATTCAGAATATCAGACATATTTTAGTCCTGGGTAGGGTTACAGGCGTTCCGAGTGAAGTTCCGCAAAAACTGCCTCAGATTCCGGCAAGGAGTTCTGGGAAATTTCTGCGTTAAGCTTCACCGTGCGCAGATAATTAGCGAAAACCCCAATTGAGTCAAGCTTTCGCTGTATCTCTGCCCGCTCCTCAGAGGCGATTCCCGCCTCTCCAAGCCTGCATACCAGGCGTAGGGCCTCCTTATTGAGATACCCGTCCAGAATCAGCTCCTGGAAGCCCTTATGGGCCTCCAGATTCCGCAGCACTGTGCCCATAGCAATCGTTGCCTTGTGGGCAGCGATCTCTTGGTAAATATCATCCGGGTTTATCATGGGGTAGGTCCACTTTTCTTCAGTTGATCATACATGGTGAGGGAATCCACTAGCTTACTCTCCAGTTCCATCCGGCCTTTCAGCCTAAGCAGCTCCATCTGGCTACGGGATTGCTCCCCCACCAGCTCCTTTTTCCGTGCCTGAGTAACGCCCTTTTCTTGTTCCACGAAATCCAGACTCATCTTGTCGATCGTGGCCTGCACATGGTCCGCTTTGGCATTATCCAGGTTGGCTACAGCACCCAATTTTCCAATTTCTGCCTGCAATTTCATGACTTCCAACTGGGCTTTCTGCAATTCCAGCTGCCGCATCTGCTCCTGCATGGGGTCAGGCTGGGGTTCATACGCCTCAATACGCCTAGCCAAATCAGGCATCTTTTTCAGACGGGCAATATCCGCCAGAATCACCTTATACAGGCCCGGATCCATATTGGAACCTGCCGTCTGCAACATGAAACCAAGGTCACTGGCCTTGTTGTTGTTCTCCTCTGCCGTGGAAATGCTGAGCTTCACATCAAAATTACCCAGCAACGCCTCACGGTTGACCTTGATGAACTCAGAGTTGGTGATGCGGATGACCTCCGTATCCGATAAAAACTCCCCGTTCATCATCAGGATGCGCTTACCCAACTCCACAATGCCTGCAGCCAGCCGGCGAAGGATACCCAGCTCGCGTTTGGAGGCCGCATCCAGTGCTCCTCGGATACCGGCAGCCACATCCCCCAAGGCAGCACTGCCAATCCCTGAGCTATAGCTCTTCACACCGGTCAGTGACTCCGCTTCCTGTTGTTGCATCTGCATAACCAGCAGGGCACTCTGAGGAATTTCCGGGAAGGTGTGCATGAACGTGCCAATCCGTGGATCCACCGTAGGATTGAACTCGTAATCCTCACCCCGTTCAAACTTGCGCCGGTTGGTTACATCCAGGAAATCCTTGCGCATACCAATCTGGCTGTTGGCGCTACGGCCCAGCAGGTCAATGGTGCCCCGGGTAACCGCTCCCAGTACCTTCTGATTATCCTCCAGCAAATACCCGTCACTCTCCCCATAAACCGAGAACTCCCGGGGAAGGTAGTTGACCACAATCAGCGGAATCTTTTGCCCCGGGAAAGGGTTCTCTTCCAAGCGTACCAATGTATCCCCAACCCATGCCGCCACAATAGGCATGGCTTTACCATCGCCATTGATATCCCAGTAGCCCCAGTACTCATACAACCAGACTTTCTGGCGAGCGCTATCTGCAAAGGTGAAGGAGTGCTGGCTCTCAGGTGGGGTAGTCACTGAGGAATCTGAAGCAGCCAAGGCACCAGAACCACTGGCATCACCGATGGAATCCAGATTCTTGTAGATACCCATCTTACGCATTTCTGACTTGGAAGTATGGGTTCGGAAAACCACAAAGTTGGCCTTCTCATAATCCCCCTCACAGGAGGGATCAATGATCACATTCTCAGGGCGCCAGATTTCAGCGGTGGGCTTATTCTGTACAACCTCCACCTTCTCCACTTTCTCCATGCCGGTCTTGATAGGGGCATAGGCCACCTGTTCTTCCAAGAACATGAAGGTGCCTTCCTGCAGCTCCAAGGGCACCTCATTCAAGAATTGGGAGGGAGATTCTTGCTGCATCTGCGCCAGCTGGGTATAGATCTGCTCATACCGGGGATCCGGCACATACTGAAACACAGGTTCCTCAACAATAACCTTCCGCTCTTCATACACCCAACCCGGGCGCAGGAACACGGTGCCATGATCCACAGCAGTACGCACATAAGCATCAATGAAGCGCTGCTTATTGATCTGGTTGTTGAACTGGTAGTTGAGTACTGCCCCATTTTGAAGGGCGGCTTCCCGGTCTTCCCAAGTGGTAGGCTCCACTTGAAACAACTCATCCGTACTCAGAAAGGGCTCACTCAAAGCAGGGTAACGCCACTCTGCTTGCTTACGAATGAGCTTGGGCACCACCTTGGAATTCTTGCCAGTCTGGGGAGGCTTGTGCGCACCGCGCACATGCATGGCATCAAGCCAGGAGTTGATATCGGCCAGGCGTTCATTATGGTACGGGAGTGCCCCCTTATAATCCTGCTTGAGGTCGCCCAAGGCAGGGGGATTCTTCCAGCCAACCGCAATGGTCGTTTTTGTTTCAATATCGCTCATACCCAACCCCTGCTGCTGAATTTGTTAGTTGCGCCCATCTGGTCAATGTTAACGTTATGGCGCTCAAGTTCTTGGCATGCCATCTCGTACTTGGCATAGAAACTGTTCCCCATATGGAACTCATTCACCATACCCAGTGCGTTATGCATCCGACTTGCCACAAAGAATAACAGCGGCTGGAGATATTGATAAGGCAAATCCACATCCACTTCTTCAGCCCGGTACATTCCAACCCCATCTTCCATAATGGGGTGATTGGCCCGGTAATGCACTTCTACGGTATCAGTGACATAGGCCGCATCCGTACTGGCAGAGGGGGCGTACACCGCTTCCGGCAAGGTGAGCACACCATGGCTGGGGGTAAAAGCACTCAGAGGATCCCCCCGGGAATTCAAAACCAATTCCAAACCAGAAGTGGTATAGAGGGCTTCCACCTTCAGAATGTCATCCAGAAAAGGATCATCCGTGGAATCCAGCAGGTACTTGGTAGCCTCAGTCGATGCCTCATTACTCACAGCAAAATTCGGATTCAGGTAATAGGCTTCCTGTTGGGGAACCACCTGCAATACCAAACTCTTGCGCTTCAATGGGAAGCGGGTATGCAATGCAGTCAAACCAAGATTGATACAGCTGACCAGTCGATCGTAATCCCCATCCGCGATACTCCCGGTACCCGAGCCCCCAATTTTCAATTGGGACAGCTCCCCATAGGAAAGCTGCTTGAAGATTTCAGATAGTTTCATGGAACCCCTCTCATACAATGTACGAATTTATGCGCGAGACTGTACCTGTATTATCAGGAATTTCCCACATATCCGTATAACGATCCCCTTCATTGGCACCGGTATCCTCCGAAGGTTTCCACGGAACCAGGCACCCCAACTGCGCTACGGTATCCAAGCCATCATCATGCCGACTCTTAAAACCCCCCACCGTTACCTGAGAGAGTTCAAGCAGCAACTCTACCAAGGCATCCTCTGTGGTGGCTTCCTTCGGGAAGTACACCTTGCCCATCTTGAACATGGGCAACATCACGTTGAAACGCTCCAGCTTGGTACCCCCAGACTTGATACCCGGTCTGTTCCCATTGTTGTAGGAAGCCAGATTGAAGAAGCTGTTACGTGAAAGCATCTGCTCCTGAATCCAGTTGATGAATGCCCCCTGCTGACCATTGACCTCAATCCCCACTTCCTGCGGCCGGTACTTCTGTACCAAGCGGAAGAGATCAATCAAGGTCTTGTCCATGGTCTGGCGCTTACAGATGCCATCCACCCAGAACCAATCCCCGTTATGGTTATAGGCCCACACCGAGATAAACGAGAAGTCAGCCTTCTGGGTTTCCTTGGTGGCAAAGTCGGAGGTGATGTAGAAATTGAACTTGCCTTTGTTGGCCATCAGGGATGCACGGCTGTACCACCGCAAATCCCCATCCGTAATGACCTTATCCTCTTCGGACATGATGCGCAGCATCAGCTCCTGCTGGAAGGTATCAATCTTCCCGATGCGCACTGCCTGGGTATATTGCCCCTGCACATAATCATAGTTGAATCGGTCCGGCCAGCTGCCCCTAAACTCCTCCCGTGTACAGGGAAAGGCCTCGCACACCGGGAACACATTCACTGCCCAGGCCCCTGAGCCCACCGCCTTATACAGCGGGTCCCGCGCATTAAATGGCGTGCCATTCCAGATACGCATATTGTGAGAGGGATCCAGTGCATACTCCACAGCCTTGTACACAGTATCTTCAATGGAAGCCACAATGGTGGGGGAGCGGGCATCCTCATCGGAAACCAAGTCATCCATCACTGCCAACTGTGGCCGCTTACCCATTTCCTTGGATCCCCGGACACCGGTACGGGCACCATACCCTTTTACAATAAATCGCCGGCCGTCCAGATTCTCAAACTCCCAGCGAATATCCGTGAATACTGCCCGAGGTAAATACTGCATCAGGAACTCTGAATTCTCCCTTCGGAATTCCAGGTTCTTGCGCATATTCTTGACACCATTATCAATGGAGTCCGAGATATACAGGGCAAGGTCCACACCTCCGAAACCAGGCAATTCCCCGTACACCGCAATGTACAGAAACAGGTATTCAGCCAGCAGGGTAGTTTTACTCAAGCCCCGATGGCAGAGATTCAATACCCGATTTATCCCGGCTGCCACCTTATCCAACATGTGAAAGTGGGTAACCGGGGTCATGTGGGATTCTCCCTTTTCCCCATTCACCAGCTTGATAAAGTTCACAAAATGCAGAGCAAACTCCGAGGGAATATAATTGGGGTCAGCGGCGTAGCTGATATTATTCAGGTAATCCTCTACGCCCCACGGAGTACCGTCTGCCTTAAACATGGACCACCTCCGCTTCAATGATCTGCATCTCTGCCACCTGCTTGGCAGACATACCCCCGGAACCCAGTGCCAACTGCTGCTGGGCAACCAATGCCATGGTAGCTTGTCTCAGTGCATCAATGGCACTATTTTCCTTGCCCCCCAGATCCAATTCCACTTTGGCTACCGTAGGTGGCTTCAGGGTATTCATCAAATGTGCAGCAGCATCTGAGCGTACCTTCTCACTCTTCGCTGTCAACATCAACTCCGCCTGCACATTCAGGGCCTTCTGATACAGATCCTGATTCAGAACCCAGGTAGGAATCAGCGCCTGTTCCAGAATAGCATTGACCAGCTTGTTCTTGTTGTAGGCAGTCACATGGGCGGCAATGTCTTTTTCCTGTGCCCCATTCGCTACCAACCGTTGATACCTATCCGGGAATACCTTACACCAAGCGGACTTGTTGCTGTCCCCCATGAGCTTATGACTGGCATACTTCACAGCGTACACGTAGTCCGCTATCTTGAAGCGCCCATCCTTCAGCACCCGCACATAGCTCAACAGGTTCTCCCGGTAATACTCAAACATCTCCGGGTCACTCAACACCTGATTGATATGATCAATTGTTTCCGTATCAATGCCTTGATACAGCCCTCTGGGCAGTGCCCGTTCCAACATCTCTTTGGTAATCATGGCTGTTCCTAGTATTGGTTTAGCTTTTTAGGCTACACCCCTTGACAAGCCAAGACAAGCCTCATAGCCTATGGCTATACCCTCCCCTATGCCTATCCCCGGATGAAGGCTCCGCATCTTTCTATAATGAAACCAAATAAATAATAGGCAGCTCTTAATAGGGGTATTTCTATTTATGGGTATTTATATAGAAACCCTTTAGGGGATATAGGTATTAC